TTTTAATCGCTACGCAATTAAAGACTTTCATTCTTTTTGTTTCCACTACAAGCGTATAATTAAATCATTTAATTGTTTTAATATGCTTGAAGATGAAGCCCATAGTCACGCTACTATAATAACGTGACAGAAGAATACTTGAAGAATTCGCTCATTACTTAATCAACATAACTCTTTCGAGAAAGACAGGTTTTGCGGTCTTCTTTTACATGCGTGTCTTGTTAACGCAATATATCACTACCGATTAAGCAGTATGATGTGATACATTTGTTGGGTGGTCTTTCGACTGTGTTTCCAACTCACTTAGAATAATATTAGTTATATTAGTCATTTTCGCATATTTCTATGTTACAACCGTTAAGACAAGAGAAAAGCAATACTATGGGGTGAAAGTTTCTTTTTAGGCGTCCTGTTAAGGATAGTCTCTTGAATTAGAACAATAAGCAGTTCAACCTACCCTACGACATCACTAGGGATTCAGTAACGCTATTAGTAATCGGCGCGTCAACCTTAATCTTATTTGTAAAGGGTTCTGTATTAGTTATGTATTAGTTTTTTGATTTGCGTGTATTTGCTTTTTAGAAGGACGTCTACGCTTACCATTGATTAACGGTCTGCTATCTTTCTTTGCTTTTGTAGGGTTTGTATTAGTTTTATATTTCATTAGATTGGCCATTAGTGAATGTGTATTAATCATAGTAACATACTTTAATGTATAAGTCAAGTGATTATACAGTTATTTATCAGAAAGAAAAAACCCTACTAATGGCCACAAAAGTAGGGTTTTTAATGACTGGTTAGTAACCAATCTTAAGGAGATAATAAAATCAATACTGTCGGGCAGTAACATTTTATTATTTGAAGCAATAGAACGTGGTTCTATTTTACAACAAGATGCAATTCAACTCATCTTAATAGTATTTATGCTTCCTAAATATACGCTACTGCGTCCATATCTTGTGCTATCTTTTTCATATCTTCATCAGTTTCATTATATACGTATAGTTCCCAACAGCCACCTCTTAAATTGATATCGCATTCTACGTTTATTTTAGATAAATCGCCACTGTCAATAAGAATAACACCTTTAGTCTTTCTAGGCATATGAGTTCGTCTAGTAACTTTAGTGTCTTGTATTCTCATCATTCTGGCAGCGTCAAGTATCTTATATAGTCTTTTCATTTTTAGGTCTACCTCTACCTTTAGGAGTTCTTATCGCATCGTGAAGCGATGACATACCTAAACTTTCTCTAATTCTTCTATCTTGTGCTAGTATATTAGCAATCTGATAGAAGCCTTTATCGTATGCTTCTTCGGGTGTCATCATCGCCTTCATTGATTTCTTCTCACCAACTGACATCTTAGTAGGTATACTCATACTGCGTTATTAGATTTTAATTGCAAATTATAGTCTGATTGTTCATTCACCACTCCTACTTTGATTCTTATTCTTCTTCCAATTTGATTGGCGCGGTTCATCATCAGGTGTCTTCCGTCTGGAGATGTTCCATATTCGTGCCTGCCACCACCAGGACTTTCGGTTAGTGAATCATTTGGATAATGAGTCTCAAAATTAAGGTCTCCGTTACCCCACGTCTCTAAAAAAATGGCATGTCCGTTCGGACTCTGTGTAAAAACCCCTTTGAGTTCTGATCCCAAGTGGCTGTGGGCTGGGATATGGTCAGGTAATTTAACCCAATAACTTCCAACTTCTGTGGGAGCGCCCGCAACACTTTCAGAAGTATTAGACATTATTCCACCATATGCTTCAAGAGGCGGACGATTATGAGTGCCGAGAGTGCCAGAAGTTGGGACATATTCAACTGGAGGTAGGTCAGAATCATATATCTTTTTCCATCCCTCGCCGGAACCTATTGTTTGTTCATACCAGTGATACTCTGAAGCAGACGCAATCTGACCAGAAACTAATTTGGCACCCCATTCTGTCCACGCAAATACGGCAATGCCTTGATAGTTGTTGATTTGCTGATTATAATATGGAGTATAAGGTTTTCTAGCCCAAGGTAAAAATTTAGAATGTTGAGCAACAGCATTGTATTTTCTAGGAGGTGTCCAAGAGTGAACATCTGCTGAAGACCTTGGCTTTGGTAGATGAGTTGATATTTCCTTAGTTTCGTCATTATTTAGAGCATGTATCACAAACTCTCTACCTGTTTCGGAACCCGCAAGTCTAGGCTCAATGCCTGGTGATGATCCTGGTATAGAGTTAGCATCAGATATCCAGTAATAAGCGTTGCCATAATTATTCGCATCTGCGTGAAAGTGTCGTGTCGATAAAGTATCTGTCTTCAAATCGTTATGGAGCCTAGTAGCGTCTGTCCACAAATTCAAATAATTATTCCAGAATGATATAAAGATTTTATCGCCAGTTGTTGGTGGCTCACCTTTAATATTCAAATTTTGCCATTGACTATTATCTGATTGTTTAATATGTAATTGGTCTCCGTTTGGCCAATTTGGGTCATCCCAAACACCTAAATCACCTTTTCGATTCCATCCACTAGCGAGATTGCCCACTGTCTGACGGTCAACATTCATTGTTACAGTTTCTCCATCTGGTGTATTATCTATTCTTGTAACTGTTTTTGTTGTATCATTGAATTTGTGCAATGTCATACCAGTTAAGAAATAATAATTAAGTTGTCCCTGTGCAATCTGATTTTCTACTCCAGTAGATGTTCTCTTATGAAGTGTGAAGTTTGCTGTATGTGTTGAACGATGAATTTGTTGATTATCATTTGTATCATTAATACCAGTAACATAAAGACCGCTGTCTAACATTGCGTGAATGTCTTCTTTTGATCCCCATCCAGTGTCCATAACACTAAGACTTGCGCCCACCGTTGTGAGTAATGTTCCACCTGCAAACGTTACTTTGAATTGTGCATTCACTGTTGGATCTGTTATTGTAATTGGTCTACTATATAATAATCCTTGATTCAATGTTAACTGTTTTGGTGTTAACGTAACATTAGGATTAGGATTAGGATTAAAGTTATAAGTGGAACTACTGTCAAACCATCTATCATTTTTTAATGTTTCGTAGTCTACATTTACATCATATAATGGTCCATTGTCTCTACCCCAATTTGGTGGTGCCGCTTGTAGATAATCTGAATACGTTGGAGTAACAGTTCTTAATATGTCAATGTGTTCTTTTTGGTAGTTCCAAGTATCCATCGCTACTGCGTGGAGGGTGGATGGATAATCATTAGTAGCGGGGATGTATGCTCCGATCTGGTCAGTATGCTCATACTGATAATGTTTGACACCACCTGGCATAAGTTTGTTAAATGATTGATTGAATAATTCTAAATTTAGTCCTTGAAGACTACTATCTGGAACAAAATATTGAATATTGCTGTTTGCTGTTCCATATGAGAAATCTGGAACATTGACTCCAGATAATGTTCCTACTGTTTCAGCAGTGGCTTGGATTACGTCAACACCATCGATGTGGCGTGTTTGTGAATATTTAATTGTAACCGTTGCTAGACTGTCTAATGTTGGTAAAAATTGAAGTGATTGTATGTCTGTGTTTACCTTTTCTTTTGTATCTGGTCCAATTGTTATTGTAGACAATGATGTTCCATACCAAGTTCCCGCTGATGACGGACTAATTTCTACTGCAACAGTGTATGTTACTCCAGAAGTAACACTTAATGCTGTTTCTGTTATACCAGCATCCGTGCCACTAAAGATAGATGTAACAGAGTCTTCGTCATAAGACGTTAATCCAGATACAGATATATTATACGGAGAAACAGCAGTTCCTGTAACAGTTGCTATGTTAACTGTTCCGTCTGCTTGGAATGTTGTTTCGTTATTTGCTGTTCCTGTTCCAGCGCCGACTCCAGTTGCTGTAAATATAGTGCCGATAGTATTATTTGCCGAACCTATGTCTGTGAAGACTGTAGTCCCTACAGTTTCAATAGTATATGCTTTTCCAACTACAAACGATCCTGCTGTTTTAGTCCCACTGACATATCGGGTTTGTTTATAAAGTAGAGAAAAAGGTGATGAGGCATCAAGAGCGGGCATAAACTCTAATGTTTGTATTTCAGCGTTAATACTTCCTACTGTTGATACAGGCGATATATAAGTTGAAGTTTCAGTAGATGCCCAAATTCCCGCTGATGACGGACTAATTTCTATTTCAACCCCATAAGAAACTAATGGGTTATAATCGCTTGATGTTTCTGTTATACCAGCATCCGTGCCACTAAAGATATTTTTTGGAGTATCTTCAATATATGTCATAACTGGTGATACTGTTTCAATATATGGAACAGTTGTTGTGCCTGCGTTAAATGTAATTGAACTAGAGCCGTAATTCAAATAAACTATGTTATCTATATCTCTTGTTACTTTCCATTCAAACCAGAATTGGGGAACTGTGCTTGGTTGTGGCGTTATCCAATCTGTATCACCAACCATTCTTAAATTTGATATTACTATATTCACGTCTGATTTTGTTCCCGTAACAGTTAACGGGTCTGCCGATGTTCCGACACCTGTTATTAATGCGTAAGAACTTAATTCATCCGTAGGAATTGTAGTAGTCCAAATTGCGTTAGTCATTGCAGTTGGCTGATGTGCTGTGCCTGTGCCGCTGCCTACAACTACTGAATTAAAATTAGAGCCTACTGAATAAGTTATGCCTGTTGTTCCGGCGGCTACATTCCAGTCTGTATCACCAAGCGTCAATATTACTGTGTAGACGCCTATGGCGAATGAGCCTGCAGTTTTAGTCTTCCAGAATTTCGCTCTTGCTTCGACTGTAAATGTAGTGTCTTTATAGTAACTGTGGTCTGGATTTTCAGTTGCTTTATCTGTGATTATTAGACCATTATCAAAATCTGTTACTACATCTTCGTTCCAATCGATAGATGGTTGCGATGTTGATTCTATGTTTGTTGTTGCAGTATTAGTATTAAATGTTGATTCTGTGTCACTACCAAAGTTCTGTATAATAGTGCTGTCATATTCTCTAGTTGTATGATAATTTATAATTGGTCCAACACCATAGTAATCTATGTTGGGTATAAACTTCATATTTGCAAGAGCCGAGTTTATCTCTGCTCTTGAACCAATAATAACAAACTCATCGCCTGTTGTATTTCTACCTGTTCCAGTTGGAACAGTCGTCATTGTCGCAGATGTATGTAACGCACCATTTGTGTATGCCGCAAGAGTTGTTGGTGTTGTCATCCATAATATTGTTTTATATTCTGTATTGAAGAAATGGTCTGTTCCAGTAATATGAGTTGCCGTGCCTGTTCCACCACCAACGCCTGTTGCCGTGAATGTTGTGCCCACTACATTGTCAGCAGAACCAATTAATGTGAAGTCTGTATCAAGAATTGAAGATGTTGTGGACATTGTGGTATTTACTGATAATATCGTATATACGTTGCCAACTACAAATGCACCTGAAGTAATTGTTGGGTCTACATAATCACTGTTTTCTGTGACAGTATCTGTTATTACTAGACCACTATCAAAATAACTAGTTACATTTTCTTCCCAATCAACGCCCGTTAGTGGTGTTACTGAATAGTCTTCTGTATTAGACGCATCTAAGAATTTCGTAACGAAATCTGGATTGTAACCATAGGTCTCAGCATTAAAAGTAAGATTTTTATAATCTCTCTCTATCTTATACCATACCCAAGGACCGCCACCATCGTGATTTGGATTTGGTATGAATTTCATATTTGAAAGAGCGGCATTTATCTCATCTTTAGTGCCATTCATAATATAACTATCGTGACCGTGTCCAGTGCCAGTTGGAACCATTGTTCCAAGTGTATTAGAAATAATATTACCATCGGTGTATGCCCCACCACTACCATCATTAGGGAATAATTCTACTCTAACTGTGTATAAAGACTCATATGATTCTAGTAATGGATCCTCTGTTGACGTGTCAGTTATTATTAATCCACTGTTGAATGTTGTGCTTACATCTTCGTCCCAAGCAACGTTTATCAATTGTGATGCGGTGACTTCACCAGTTGCGATACCAGTCATCTTAAACCAACCAGTTTCTAATGGGTCACCCGACATATTAGTTCCACTTGTTCTGTCAACTGTGAAATTAATTGTATGTGGTAGATTGTAGTCTACTGCAGGAGAATAATACAATGTTGCTAAATCAGTATTAACATTGTTTCTTGTTCCAGACATTGTGTATGTGCCGCTGCCGGTGTGAGATAAAGTTGTTGCTGTTCCAGTTTTATTCAAACTACCAGTCGCAGTTCCGATATTAAAGATTACATCAAACGTTTCATTGTATGGATGAACAATCTGTGGAACTGTTCCACTACTAAAGTTATATGACATATCTTCGGTGTATATATGATAAGTTTCTGGGTTACTAATTTCTTTTTGTTCTAAACCAGTAACTGTTATTACTTGTGCGACACTAGAATATGTTGAACCAATAGTTGGATTAGTGTATTCCAGAATAACGCTCATATCAAAAGATAAGTTAAAGTCTGCAACTGTTGTGAACACCAAGTCTCGTATTGCCGCCAACATAAGACTTTCGTTAGTAGATGTTACTGTTAATAATGTTCCGTTCCAAGTTGTTGTTGGCGCGTGTCCAGTTCCTATGTCAAAACTTGCTACTCCACCTACTCCGACTGAATCTAATGTGATTTTTGCTGTGTAGTTAGTAACATCTGGTTGGACATTTGTCGTTGTTAACGCACCAAAGTCAAAAGTCGCTACCACATCTTCTACGTATGATTGTGGTGTAATAGCAGTTAGACCTACAACTGAATCGCTGTTCCAACAAGTCTTTGTTACAGTTGATCCAACCACGCCATTTGAAAGTGTGAAGAACATGTCAAATGTTGTTCTATTAGCAAGTCTTGAATACTTCATATTATCTAGATATGACTGGACTTCTGCTAGTGAGCCAGTGAAGTTTAATCTATTATTTACGAGGTCTGTTGGTGCTGATTTCTTATCACCAACGAAGATATGTGACGTGTCTATAAACTGACCGAAAGAATTTGATGGATTAACAGTCTCAAGTCCGTAGTTTCTGAATTCGCATATTACTTTAAGTGGGTCTGTGTCACTACCTTGAAGTATTGTGCCCATACCAAGATTTTGATAACCATCTGTTCCTACATCTTCAAGTAATGGAGCAATTGACCAATAAGGTCTAATTTTACCGAATGTTGGTTGAACAGCGTCAAATATTACATTGACACTTCCACTTTGTGCGTATGAACTATCTGGGTCGTATACTGTAACTGTGAAAGTAGTATCTGGAATCGCAACTGTATCTTCTGGATTTTCATTTATATAACTGCCAGTAGTGACATTTGTCTTTGTCTTTGTTGCTTCCCAACCCCTAATTAATGGATAATCTGGTGGGAAGAAATTCAATGCGGCTAATACAGCATCTACATCTGCAATCGGACCTTCAACTGACCAAATCTTATTGAGTTTGTCATATGTCGGCACTGCTGAACCGGAACCAGTTGTTGATAGATGACCAGTGTCATCCCAATGAGTTCCTCCGTGGGGTTGAATAGTAACTTTGGCGTTTGTTAATGAACTATATGTGCCAGATACTTCTGTTGCTCCGTAGCCGAAACTTGTTTTATTAAACCCTGTGTAGGGAACTGTGCCGCCTAATGCCATAATTTCTTCCTATATTGTGTTTGACCATACTCTAGTATATTTATCTGGGTCATGCCTCTGTGCTGTGACGGCATAAATTCCGTCACCACTTTCTTCAATAGCGATGACTCTGTAATTCTCTGCTAACGTTTCTGTGTATGTATTCCATACTGCGTGTTTTTGGAATGTTCCACTAACTGTTGCTGTTGTGCCTGATGCTGTTCCATATTGAACAACGCCACTTGTATCCATTATTGCTATATCGCCAGTTGCACTTCTATCTAATGTCACTGTTCCTGAACCAATTGCTATTACTCTACCACCATTAACTGAAATGTCAGGTCTAAGCGTATCATTCAAGCAAATCACCTGGTAGGACATCATAATGGTCCCAACCAGCGATATACGACACTGTTTCCGAGTTACTTGCTTCTGTTTCGTATACCCAAGCACCGTGCCATAACGCTTGTTGTTTAACTGAACAACCCCATAAGTCTATTGTTGTTTCTCTCTCGCCGAAAGTTGTGATACTAGCCGCGTTCTTATATTGAACTTCTTCTAATCTGTAAAAGTTGTCTCTGTTCGCATACTTGACGTTAATAACATTGTATAAGTTATCAATTGAACCACTCTGGTATGTCAAGTTACCTGCGTTAGATTGGTTAACAATCTTCTTAACAAGAGGAGTATAGCCACTAAACGCATAACCAAATCCATCAAATATCAATCTAGGGTTACCGTTCAAGTAAACGAATTTAGCGTGACCTAAGGCAGCAATCTTCTGTAAGACTTCTATCTTTGATTCAGCACCATATATAATCGCGTTACAATCTATGATTTGGTCACCACCTTGTGTTTGTGAACACCAAGCGGCTAACGAGTAAATGTCATAATATAAAGAATCTTTCTGTTCAGCATCTAACTTACTGTTTATGTCGTTACCAAGACCATATACTAAATTTGTAAAATAGTCGAAAAATACCCACGCTGGATTGTTACCCCACGCTGGTGTAGTTGAGTAACTTGGAGCCCAAGATGAAAATGATGTTGCTGTTGGAATAGGTAGAAATTTGCCACCAACCATAAATCCCACTTCTGATAGCGTAGTCTGTCCGTCACCTTGTGGCGGTCTATAGGCTAATTGAGCAAATGCGATTGACGTATCTGTCAATGTGTTGGTGAATGCTAATGCTGATATGAATCTTGCTTTCAAGTTACCCGCGTTTCTTGTTGGCTGTGATGTCCTTGATGGACTAACACCACAACATATTGCTGTGATTGATGTTGCCATTGTGCCCGTCTGTGTTGGCATAATGCCATTCAAACTTGCTCCTATTCCTACTGGTCCAGTGACAGTTACAACAGCACCCGATACTGTTGCTGTCCACTCGGGACTGCCTATATAACTGTTAATAGCGTCACTGATATCGGTTGCGGCTGAATCATTTGATGTTGTGTTTGTAATAGAATTCATTATTGCGATTCCTCTTACATATCCATCAAATGTCTTATCACCAGCACTATAATCTGTTACTGTGATTGTAAAGTATGGTGCCACGAATGCTGTTACTGCCTGTGAGCGAATCACTTTATTATCTAAACTTGAACCAACACTTGACGAAATAGTCAATGTCAGTGGTATATCACCAGTTGTTGCTGTTGTGCTTGAGAATGTTATTCCACCATCTAAACAGGTTTGTATATCTGGCGATGAGCCAGCCAATACTAAACTTGATGAATTATCACCAGTGATAGTAACGCCTGTAGTTACAATAGTATTGTGAAGTGTTCCACTTGAAACAGCAATTGTTAATGTGTCAGTAGATGATGGGTCGTCATTAGAAACTGTTATAGTTGGTAATGTCACTGTTGTTGCCACTCCGTCACCCGGATATGAACCGTCTTTTCCTTCAACATTTGGAATAGGGTCTAAATTGGGCACTGTTACAGAACCTTGTGTTCCACTCTCACCTCCGTCTCCTGTGAGTCCACCAGCACCAGCCGCACCTACATCACCAGGTTCACCCATTGTAGTATAATCCCATACTAATATTGGATCAGGATTCTTTGCTGTTGAGAATGCGCCCGTTGTAACTTCTGATGCACATCTATTCTTTGGAAGAGCATATGGATTAACTCCAGTATCTGCTTCTGTTGGTTTCTTCCAATTAAATCCGTGGTCGGGTTCAAATGGACCAAATGGCGATACGCTTGTTGACTGATTAGAATATAGTTTATCAAAAGAATCTGATTCTGAACATACTGACATTTCTCGTAAGTATGTGTTTGTTGATATATCTGCTACTGATTCGAGCCAAGCATATACTTTAATTATAGTGCCTGCCTCTGTTGTCGCTGCCTTTACTATTTGGTCGGGATATGCTTTTAAGTAATCACTTAAATCCCAATCCTTGAACTCATATGTTATTAAATCTGTTGAATTACAACTCGCAGTTGTATATGGGAAAACAGTAAGACCACCTGGTAATAATGCTCCCTTCTGTTGTGTGCCACCTTCTAACTCTCCCGAACCCGCATTCATACTCTTTAATGGCATTGAATGTTTGAATTCGTATGGACCATTCTTTGAACCTATTCCAACAGGGAATGATGTCTCGTGTAGAATAAACTCTCTGCCACATAGTTGTGTTGTTAATACCATATGAACGGTAACTGATGGGTCATCGCGTTCTTTTGATGTTACGGTTTGTCCATCATCTGATACTTCTACGCTAGGGATTAAACCACAACTATCTAAGTCACCACTACCAGCGATTGGTCTTGTTGTTCCACATAATGTGATTGTTGAACCGTCAACTGATTTCTCTACTGTTGTTACTTCTTTATAGAAGCCATCAGGCCAATAGAATGTCGCATCAATAGTGTCTATTGTTTCATCAACGTCAGCAAAATCAATAGTAGATTGAAAATAATCTGTTCCGCCAGACGCAACTCTTAATGGTGCGCCTTTGCCCGGGACTACTGAAAATCCAGTTGATGGTGGGGCTGTTGTTGTTTTTGTTATAACTGTTGTTTCAGTAGATGATTCTATGACAGTCGGCGGTGGGTTGTATTGGGTATATTTCAAACCTGAACCATCTGATGGGCCTACACCACCATCTCCTCCAGACCCGCCACTTCCCCCTATGCCTCCTGATCCACCATCACCACCAGCACCGCCATCATATGTGGCTCCTGCTTCGTTAAGTAGTGTGTTGAAACTCTTTGCTTCCCATTTGCCTGCTGTCGTGTTCCAATAAAGAACATTGTTAACGCCTTTGTTAGCCTGAACATCTCCTAAGTCATTTAAGAGCGTGTCATTGGTTTTATCGTCTAATGCTTCAATATCTGCACCTAGCAGTGGGTTGGTCTTTGTGAGTGTTGATGACTGTTTACTTGTTATGCCACCATCACCTAATGTCATTTCAAACTTTACATCCTTGAAATTAGCAACTTTTGTCGTTGGATCTATGATATACGAGTCATTTAGAATAACGTGTTGTAAATGGAATACTGTATCGTTTGGGTCGCCTATTGTCCAACCAGCACCCGGTGTGCTGAATGTAATCTGCCCATTACCTGAAACTCCACTAACACCAGCAATTTGACCTTCTGATATAGGCATCTTAATGCTTTGAACAACTTTGTCTGAATCAAGGTCACTGGGCTTCTGTCCGTCGTCAAATTGAGTATTTGACATACCAATATGACCGTAGATGATAGGTATAATATTCTTTGGGACTTGATAGCCCATATCAATGCCGTCAGCAATCTTTAATGCATTCTCTTCAGAGGTTCTTTTAGATACAGTAGATAATAAACTACTTGCTCCGTAAGTCTTAATGAAACCACCTATTGATGATTTCTGAATCTGATGTGCCAGGGATGTTTTAATAAACCCTGCTAAGTCTTTTCCTTCCCAACTTTCATTAAACATATCTATATTTCCAGTTTTCTAGCACTTGGTCTATCTAATCTCTCTGAACCAAGGCTTGGTGTTAAAGTAAATGATATCTTTGTCGCTGATAGTTCGTCAACTGACTTTACATAATATACTTGTGGCGCAACGGGTGTTAATGTGTTAAAGAACTTTCGTTGTCTTTTAACGCGTAATCCTCTATAGTCCATTAAACTAAATCCAGTAGTAGCCGATGCCCATCCCGCAATCTGCCATAAGTCGTGTGCCGCTATTTCTAACTTTGGTTCTGCTACTGAACCAGTCAAGTCTGAACTCATTCCTGACATCTCAAAATCTATTCTTGTGTAAGTGTTTCCACCTTGTGATACTGGAATATAGCCTGTTGAGTCTTCTTCGTGTTCTGTTGATAGATAGACGTGAGCAGTGCCTCCTACTGTAGTAAAGTCGAACTCTAATAATTGTAAAGTCGCTTGAGTAAGTAGTTTTTGAGACTCTTCAATAGGGGTGCTCATTCTCCGAATACCTCTGTCATAGCGGCTGAGATTGTTCTCAATTTGTCGTTAACCAATTCAACATCATACGATTCTAAATAATATTTACCCGAGGTGAGTGTTAGTTCGTTGACTGCTATTTCAATAGCAACTGGATTATCAAAATTGTTTTCATAGTAAGCAATTAAAGTATCGGCATCTGTTTGTGATAAGTTTTCGTGGACAACATTTAGTGTTCGTCTACCCGCATACGGACCCCAAGGACTTCTTTGAATGTATCCATCACCGAACTCTACTTTTCTGTGACGTGGTTCTGATGTGTAAGTTGTTCTTAAACTGAGTTTATCTTGGAATAATAGTGTTGACATTAGATAAGTCCTCCATAACCTTGATTCTGACGAAGGAGTTTAACGGCTACTTGTGTTGCCACACCTTCAATGTATTGTTTCATTTGTTTGCCTTGCATCTCTCCCATACCACCAGCGTTAACATTGCTGATGTTGAAATTGATATTGGCGTTTGCTGATGTTGATGACATTTTCGACATATTTGCGCCTTTACCGACACTGCTGAGTGGTGATTTATCGAAAGGTGTTATTCTTCCAGGACCACTTATAAGTTCGGGTCCCTCTTCTCCAACGATACCAACTTTACCCGGTGCTAGATAGCCACCTTTAGCAAAGAATCCACCGAATACTGAACCAATCGCATCGCCTGCCGCTGTGAATCCACCTGTTACTTTATCTTTAACTGCTGAACCGAATTCAGATACTTTCTTTAAGCCGTCTGTTATCCATCCAATCATACCCTTAATCTTATCAACTACCAATGTGATTGTATCAATGATTGACGTGAACGCTGGAATAACAATGCCAGTCATAACGGCTGCTAGTCCTTCAAAGATTGTAGACATCGCTGGACCAAGTGTTTCTACTATTGGACCCAATGCTGATGCTAACTTAACGATAATGTCAAATGCGATTGATAACGCTGGTGAAAGAATATTAGACCAGATAGAGCCAATCAATTCAAAGATTGGACCTGCTTTATGCATATTCTCCATTAACATCATAACACCGTCCATAACAACTGTCAGTGCTTTACCTAATCCTTCACCTAATGATAATGCTAAGTCTTCGTTCTTTGCTAAGAATGTTGTGAAACTACCTGTTACATTCTTAATTGCGTCACTAAGACCACCTTCGCCGACTTTAATCATTAAGCCTTCCATGGTGTCTTTTAGTGTTGATACTTTAGTTGATAGACTGTTAGCACCACGTTCCATACCGCCACCGAAGCGTTCTTTGAAACCTTCAGCAAGTGCTGCCTGCATCTGTAATGCGCCTTCGGCTGTCTTACCGAATTTGGATACTTCTTGTCGTGTGATATTTAACTTTTTAGTTAAGATGTCATAAACAGGAATACCTTTGTCTGCTAATTGGTCAAGTTCTTCAACACCCATACCACCAGCAACTGTTCTGGAGAACAGGTTTGTCGCTGCCCTTAATGCTCCGACTTTATCACTTGATACTGCCGCAACATCACCAAGCATCGTCATCATTTCAACGTTAGGATCTAAGCCCGCAGACTTTAGTTTCATAAACGCTTCAGCGACTTGGTCTACTTCAAATGGAGTTTTTTCTGTGAATTTACGAATGAACTTGAAAGCGTCATCGGCTTTTGATGCTGAACCTGTTACAGTCTCTAACGCAATCTTTAAGTCTTCTGCTTTTGATGAAGCGTTGAATACGGCTTTACCGAACATTGCTAAACCACCGACACCGATAGCGCCAGCGAATAGTCCTTTCATCTTACTGAATGAACCAGATGTTTTCTTTATACTCTTATCGACTTTCTTAAACTGCTTGTCTAATTTGCCGACTTTCTTGTTGAGAGGGTTGAGAGCCCTCTCCATCTTGTCTAACTTTCCAGATGCTCTATCAAGGGCTTTAATTTCAATTTCAATAGTTGCGGTTGCCATTCTTCTCACTCCTCTGTTCTTTTATCTTAAAATATTCACCCCAACCCAAAAACTCGGATGCTGACATTTCCATAATCTCATTAACGGTCTTATGAAGATGTTCTGCTAACTCATATAAAAAATATGTGCCAGCATCCGATTTTAGTTTCCCGCTATATCCTCGCTGTCAGGTTCTGCATTAAGGATATGAGTAGCGATTCTGGTCACTGTATCGGGGTCAACATTCGTCATCATGTCAAACTTGTCCGCACTCGTAAACATCTTCGTTTTGTCTTCGTTTAACGCTCTTGTGATTAACACGGCTACTAATGCTTCAGCAACTTTGTTATCTCTATATAGAGCAACGATTTCTTCCGTTTGTTTTAAGTTTGCAGACGGCTTAAAATATACCTTTGATTTCCATTCAGGAACATCAAGGCATTCTAACTTATCTGTTAACTTGGTCTTAAAATGCGATTTCGCATTGTTTATTACACTCATAGTAGGCCTCCTAGTGTTATTATTATGTGATTACTAACGCACCCGAACCAGTCAAGTCTAAATTCAGAGTAACTAAATCTGCTGAACTAACATCTACTGATACTGATGTTACAATCGCTGAACCAGTGTAAGTGTTACCACTTGTTCCGTCTGTTAGAACTAATGCTACTGCCGCACCCGTTGTGTTATCTGTTACAAGCGACACTATATCGTGTGCTGTGTTGTAACCAGCGGTTACTGCCGTGTCATCATCTAAGAATACTTCTACTGAACCACTCCAAGATTGTAATGAACCGATGAAAGTTTTCCAACCACCCGAACCCATTGATGTTGTTTCAAGTGTATCCGCCTCTGTTGATATTGACCAAGATTTAACTTCGCCTACAGATTGTGATGCTAATGAAACTGTTCCATCTCTTCCTCTTAATATTGCCATTTTTATGTCTCCATTGTTATTTGTCTAAATCACCGCGAAGGTGAACATACTCAATTCGCACTATCATTTGTATAGCACCTAGCGGATATACAACACCTTCATCGGTATTTATTTCCGTTACCATCGTATTAACTGCATACCCACCTCGGGTTACATCTATATACAATTCTTGTTCTAACTCGTCAGCCAATTTGTTTCTTGCTGTGTCAAGGTATTTACCCTTTACGAAACCAGTTAGAATATATTCTATTGAACCCTGTGTCTGTGTCATTGTAATGTCAGTCTTTGACTCGCTACCTGTTGTAATCAGAACTGCGGGGAACTGTGCATCACTCAAATCGTCTATTTCAAACATATCGCGTGATACTAATTTTGTAGATTTAATTGCCTTAATCGCTTTCTCAACGTCTTTGGCTATCTGTTCTCTATAACTTGTTTTACTAATACTCATAGATTCCTCTTAAAACTTTTAAGAAAAGCATTCTCAATTGAACTAATTTCGTTCTGTTTAACACCCATAAATGGTCGTGTCTTTTGGTTAATCTCTGCTTTCTTCTTCTCTTCGTTTCTTTTGAAAGTTACAAGAACTTTATTTGTTGATACTCTTTTAACATCCATATTAGATAACATTCTACCAGAGAAGTTTAAGTCTGGCTTACTGCCTCTACCTTTCTTCTTTCTAAAATCTCTGTATTCAGGAGAATATCTCTTAAATGCTCCATTCAATCCCTGTCCTTTAGACGTGCGATTGATAATAATTTGTTTAGTCTTTTCCCCACTCGTATTTAGAGCCTTGGGAATAGCCTTTTGTATTTTTGCTTTAAGACCTCTAATAGCGTCTTTAGCCTTTCTTATGTTGATTGTTACTTGTTGTGCCATTATCTGACTAATCTTCTAGTATGAACTGGAAGTTTCTCACCAACTTCAATAACTGAATCTGCGTCTGAATCGTATTCAACTCCA